TAGAGTTGTAGATATCTCACAGCTTGGTCTGTCTTTGTGTCGTCTTAATATATCTCCTTTTTTATATGCTCTTGAATAAGAATAAGTAGGTATTAAATCTAGTCCTGTTTCTCTTTTCATTACAGGAAGCATTTTCATTAATAGAGTTTCCATTACAAAATCAGCATAACAAGAGTATGTATTAGGCACCTGTTGATCGGTCCATGTTCCAAGGATCGGAGACTGTGAGTTTAGATTGTGTTTATACATAAACTCCACAGCATCTCTTTTAAGTAAAAAATAATTAAATATAAAATTAGCTAATTCAAAAGATAACGCTTTTTTAATAACGTGGTATTTAAACATTAAAAACCTCATTTTCTTTCTCGTAACACTTTAGTTCTAAATTTAAACTAATTCTTTTATCATCTGTTGACGGTCTTGGTTTGTGATCTAAAGAAGCTGGAAAAATTAACATATCTCCATTATTAGGTTCTAAATACATTTGTTTGTTATTTTGTTTAAAACTTATACCTTTATCTTTAATTTTTAAATATATAACAGAATTTATGGTAGCAGAATCTTTATGATTATGCCAACCAGTTTTACTATACATATTATCAGTCATATAACACCACACTGTAAAATTTTTATTTTTTATAGTAAAAGGTTTTAATATTTTTTTAGCACAATCAATAAATATTTTATAAAGATTATTTATATATTTTGTTTGTACTTTAAAATTACAACCTCCTTCTTCTTTTTTTCTTTGATTTACGCATTCTTTAATTAAATCTTCTTTAAAATTTTTAATATCTTCTTCTATTGAAAAACAATAAATTAAATTTTTAAACATTAAATCCTTTCTGTATAAAATTAAATGACACTGATATTCTTATATCATTACTTTCATTTGGTTCAACACAATGCCAAAGCCATGCTGGAAATATAATTATTCTACCTTCTAATGGATCAACTCTAACTTCTCGCCATAAATGTGAAGGTGGTTCTCCTTCTTTTCTTCTTGGCATAACCATATGTGCACCTGATCTTGGTTCATTAAATACTATTTGTCCAGAATTTTTAGGCGCTTTAATGTAGTACACACCACTAAAATGACTATTGGGATGTAAGTGTGGTCTGTTATATCCACCCGGTGGATTTATATTAGCCCACATGTTTCCTATGACTGGTTCACTCTCTAACCACTCTTCTTGAAATACTTCATGTTGCATTTTAAATAATTCATCAACTAAAGGTTTAAATACTGGTATTTCATGCATGTTAGTTGTGCTATGCCAACCATTCATATTAGTTCTTTTAACTCCTTTGTCTCTATCAGCCCAAGCAAGAACTTCTTTTTCAAAAAGTCTGTTATCTAGGTTAACATCTTTTGCATATATGATTGTTGGAAAGTATGCAGCTTTGATCATCATTTGAAAGGTGTGCCTCCAAACCACATAACTAAAGATTTTCTGTTACCACGAATTACGGGTTTAACTCTGTGTCTAATAAATGATGCAAAAAATATTGCATGACCTTGTTTAATTTTTGCAATTTTACCTTCAGCCATTAATTCTAAATCTCCACCTTCAAACTCTGATTCTGGTGATAGTAAACAAGTCATAGATATTTTTCTTACAGGTGGTTCGTGTTGACAGTTTACATCATTATCTACATGCCATTCATAAAATCCTCCTTCTGGATATTCTGTGTATTGTGCCATCTCTGTAATTTGCATTCCATCAAAACCAAAGTGATTACCATTTGTAGTCTTCATAACCTGTTCTATTTTTTTATACATAGGTTGCATTTTTTTAAATGGTATCCAGCTAATGTGTGAGGTTCTGGTTTTGGTATCTATAACCCCACCCTTAATTCCCTTATTACTTCCAACATACGCATCTTGTTTAGGTTCAGCACGTCCCGCATTAATTATATCTTGACATTGTTCAGGTGTAAAAATTGGTTGTGTGGTTTCAACCACATAAGATTTCCATCGTGGTTCTGTTATTATCATGTTAATATCCGTATTCTACCCATCCCGTTATTATATATTTATCATTCGATAGAGGTGGGTTACCTCTATGAACATGTGTAAACTGTGATGGCCAAACTAACATTGTATTTTTTTCTGGTTTGAATCTACACTTTTGATATAAAAATTCTGTTTCTCCACCTTCAGTTACATCATTAAGATAAACCATAAAAGCTAATATTCTATTTCTTGCTTTCATCTCAGCATTCTCACAATGCCAAAAATGATAACCCTCACCTACTTTAGTTTTTTGTATTTTAACTTCTAGTATGTTATGTGTAGCTAATTTTTTTAAATAAGAATATTTTTGAACATATAAAGGATACACCTCTTTAAAAAACATATCTATAAAAGGTTTGTTGTTATAAGTCATTGCAACGTTAGTATCTCTAATAGTATCTATTGCATTATCAGATACTAACATTTCATCTTCTTTTCTTGGATATACTGCACCCTGTTGTTCACACTTGTTAAAATAATTTGTGTAATCATCTATTAATTTGTTAGGCATAAAGTTTTTAAACAGACCAATGTGGTTATCTATATAGAATTGTTTATCCATTAATTAGCACCTCTATTTTTTATTGGATCAAATTCTACATCACAGTTTGCAGCAAGAGTTCGTCTTACTTCATCGGTGCCATTAAATGGATATACAGTATGTCTCATATCATATGGAAAAATATAAAAATCTCTAAGGTCCATCGGTGGTTGATAATCTATCTTTGCAAACTGACCGTTTGCTGCACCTAATATCTGCAGTCTACCATTCTGTTGTATGTGTCCTGCTGAATATTCTTTACCGTATGTAGATGGTAGTTTTAAAATCATAACACTAGATAAACCAGTAAACAACATGCCTCTATGGATATGTGCAGGATTATACTCGTGTTTTTTCATTTCATTAACCCAAATAGAATTAAGATGTAAATTGTAATCTCTTATTTTATTAAACGCTAGATAGTGTTTAAACATTTCTAAAAAATAGTTGGTTACATCTTTTGGTAATTTATTATGATTTTTCATCTTAGATTGGTCTTGACCATGATAAAATAAAGAATGTTCTTTTTCTATTTTACCCACCAACTGTCCATTAGCGGGTTCAAGATTATGATAATTTGTTTCGTATATATAATTAATACTATTAAATATATCTAAAGGCACTTGATACTTTAAAATAGATTGACCTAAGAATACAAAATCAAACTTTGGGTTTTCCATGTTGTTCAATTTGTTCTTTCTTTTGATAACTTTGTTCTAGTTCCCCTGACTTTCTGATTCTTTGTAATGATTGTAATTGACCCATTACATTAAATATTTCAGCCTCACTTGAGTTTTGATTTAATGTTTTAGCTTTTTCATGATATTGCAATCCATAAGATTCTAACTGGTGAACGTTAACATCTTTATCGTTAAATGATCCATCATTAAATTCTTTCTTTAATTTGGACCACATCTTGATCTCACGCATTCTGTGTTTTGCAACTTTTTCCATAGAAGCTTTACCAAATCTACATTCGTCTAAATCTATTTGGTATTTGGTTCTTTTGTATTCATCCTCTTCTGTATCAATCTTTTTTTCTAACCATGTGATCTTTGCTTCGTTTCTTCTGTAATCAAATGACAAAGCCATTAAATTATCTAGATAACTAGATTGTTCTCTTACACATTGCCAATACTTTGCAGCTTTAGTTGGGTATCTATTATCTTGTAGTACAGAAAACCTTGCTTCTGTTTCTGTTCGAAACATTTGTTTCTTGGTCCATGTGTCACGAAGCTCGTCTACCATACCTTTAAATGATGATAAATCTTCTTGTGTTAATAAATTATTTAAATGTGGTTCTTCACCTTGTATTACTTCTTTAACGTCTTTTTTCATATCTTTATCCTTTATAGTTAAGACTAATATATATTAATTAAAATATATTACAAGTCCTATGAGTCAGTAAAGGTTCTTGTTACTCCAGCACCTGCACCTGTCCATTCTTCCGTGTCGGTTCTATCACTACCACCACTACATAAAGCAGCCGTATATGATCCTGAACCTGCTATATAAGCTCTTGCTTGAGAAAGATCTGCAACTTCAGTCCAACTCGT